GTTTTGTCAAGACAAAGCAATCTATAATGCCATCATGGAATCAGTTTCTATTCTTGATGATAAGAATGGTAAAAAATCTAAAGGTGAAATTCCTCAACTATTGGCTGATGCTCTCGGTGTTTCCTTTGACAGTAACATTGGTCACGATTATATCAATGATGCTGATTCTCGTTTTGAATTCTATCACCGTAAAGAGAAACGAATTCCATTTGACCTAGACTTTTTCAATAAGATTACAAAAGGTGGTTTGCCACAGAAAACATTGAACATCGCATTGGCTGGTACTGGTGTTGGTAAATCATTGTTCATGTGTCATTGTGCTGCCTCTTGTATCAGTCAAGGTTTGAATGTTCTCTATATCTCACTTGAGATGGCTGAAGAAAGAATTGCTGAGCGTATTGATGCGAATACTTTGAATGTCACTATGGATGAACTTCATGTGATACCAAAGGCTGACTATGACAGAAAGTTCTCAGCGTTGAAGAATAAAGTTCAAGGCAAGTTAATCATCAAAGAATATCCGACTGCATCAGCACACGCTGGTCATTTCCGTGCTTTGTTGAATGAATTGAATCTCAAAAAGAATTTCAGACCAGACATTATCTTTATTGACTATTTGAACATTTGTTGTTCTAGTCGTATGAAGGCTGGCGGTTCTGTAAACTCATACACATACATCAAAGCAATTGCTGAAGAACTACGTGGTCTTGCCGTTGAGTTTAGTGTACCAATCGTATCTGCAACACAGACAACAAGAAGTGGTTTCAGTAATTCAGATGTTGGCCTTGAAGATACCAGTGAATCATTTGGTCTACCTGCAACTGCTGACTTTATGTTTGCTTTGATTTCTACTGAAGAACTACAACAACTTAATCAGATTATGGTTAAACAGTTGAAGAATCGTTATGGTGACCCCAACTTCAATAAGAAGTTTGTGATTGGTGTTGATAGAGCTAAGATGAGATTGTATGATGCAGAGGCTTCTGCTCAAGTAGATATCTCTGATTCAGGTCAAGATATACCTGATGTGCCATTGAATACTTTTGGCAATCGTGAAAGTAAGTTTAATAAATTCGGTGGTTTGAAAGTATGAGATATAAAACTCTCTACAATCAAATCAACAGTTATAAACACAAATTACTAGGTGATAAAACACCAAGACAGGTTGTATATTGGGCTCGTAGAATGATTGACAATCCTAGAGCGAAAATCACATTGATGCGTGACCCAACTAATACTTGTTGGTCTGGTCTTACCATTGGTGGTCATTTTGACCCCGAAGAAGATAAAGATGTAGAAGTTTATATTATGTTCGGTTCAAATTGTGATTCTGTTTTCTTTGGTTTGGCTGAATTGGATGTATTCGTCAATGAATTGTTTACAACTTATGTGCATGAGAAACGACACAAGTATCAATGCCGTCAACGAGGTAATGTTTATGGTCCTATTTACCGACATTTTAAAAAGATTGAAGATGAATGTCTAAAGAAAGATTTGAATTACTATGGTGACCCCGATGAACTTGATGCTTACGCTTTAGAATCAGCAATAGAAGATAGATTACACAGAACTGGTTTTATACAGGCTAAATATAAAGAGTTATTTGCTGAGAGAGATAGTAAAGTATATAACAAATTTCTAAAACGAAAATATAAATTTGAGAATAGAATTACATTATGAAATTGAATAGAGAACAGGCCAATTATGTTGCTCAGAAGTTTGAAGATTACTTTGGTAACTTTGAACGTATTGACCAATATATGCGAGAACAGAAACTAAACTCTCTCGCTGAGTTGCCGTTTACTTTGCCTGGTTGTGGACCTGAAGAAGATTTGTTCTCAGATTTCAATATTCACCCAAATGATATGGACTTTGAATTGATTGAGTTGGATGCACCAAGGTGGCAACGTTACCTTGATATCATTTCATCACATAATAATCTATCTTCACCCGGTCGTAACATTCGTTTGGCTGTAAAAGAAAAGAATACAGGCAAGTGGGTTGGATTTATCAGGATTGGTTCTCCAACGATTATGATGAAGCCTCGTAACGAGATGCTCGGTTGTGTAATTACAAACGAAACGGCAACGACCAAATCGTTCAATAAAGCGGCTGCGATGGGCTTTGTAATCGTGCCATCACAACCCTTTGGGTATAATTACCTTGGCGGTAAACTACTTGCGGCAATCTGTTGTTCACATGAAGTTCGTAAGAAATTGGATGACAAGTATGATATGAATATGTGTTTGTTTGAAACCACATCATTGTATGGTTCATCTAAATCTGTATCTCAATATGATGGTATGAAACCATTTATTCGTTTTGGTGGTATCACTGAGTCGGATTTTCTTCCTATGATGCATGGCAAACCATATGATGATTTGAAGAATTATGTTGAAGAAATACATGGCGGTGCATTTGTACCTGAAGATGCCTCTAGTCGTAAGTTGAAGATTAGTAACACTATTATTTCAATGACTAAGGCTGCATTGAAACCTTATAAAGATGATTATGATAAGTTCATGTCAACTATTGAGAAAGCCAAAGGTTTGACAGAGAGAAAACGATACTATTATTGTAACTATGGTATTGATAATTATAAAGATATTGTTCTTGGAAAAGATGTTGATTATGTTCTTGGTGAAAACTATGAGAAACACAATCTAGACAATATTATCACCTGGTGGAAGAATAAAGCATCAAACCGATACGATACCTTGAAGTCTGAGGGTCGTTTGAGGAGTGAAATAGAAGTCTGGACTAGTGGCAAACCTATTGACATTATAAGGTAATTGTGTTAGGATAAATACTTGATAAATTAAATTAGGTATTGAAAATGAAAATCCCAACAAAAGTTAATGTAGATACGGAACAGAAACAGTCTGGTGCAGGTGCAGAGGTTACAGCTCTTGCTGAATCTCTACAGGCATATGCTTGTGCAACTAGACAGTTTCTCGGTAAAGACTTAACGGATGTATCACAGATTACTGCAAAAACTATTGGTGATGCTGATTGTGATAGAACACTTGCAGCCTGTATGAAAGGTTTAGATGAGAAGTGGTTCTCTAGTGTTGTTAGAACCGCAAATCAAATTTTCGTTGATGTGCCTGGTGCAAGTAAAGGTCAAAACTTTAAGTTCTATCGTGGTGGTAAATTTGTAAATGAAATTTATGATGAGTGGCGTAGAATGAAATCTGGCAGCGGTATTTCAGGTGATGATAAATGGAATCCTGCTGACATATGGATGGCTAAAAAAGGATTCAAACTCGAAACTGGTTGGCCAACATTAAGAGATTATAACAGATACATTTACGACAACTTTGCTAATACTAAGTTGATTGGCATTTCTCTGAAAAAGTTGGCAGAATCTGGTGGTGCAACCTCTAAGATTTTCAACAATGGTAAACCTCTCGTAGCACAGTTTACTGGTGTTAAACTTGGACCGAATATGACTGATTCAAAAGATATTTACATTCAATATAAATCTGAAGGTAAAGACGGAGAAGTTCAGTTGCGTAATTTTTCAAGTAGACCACAACCATCATCTTGGCAAGGTGAAATTAAAGGTAAGACTGCCGCAGGTGGTAAAATTGGTGGTGGTGTTATCATGGCTGGTGCCAAAGAAGCAGGAGTTTCAAAAAGTAAATTGATTGAACCCAATGAAGCACCAATTGATAAACCAACAGAACAGGATTTCAAAATGTTCGCAACAGCTTTCAAAGAATTATCAGGCAGTAGAGAAACTATTCCTAATTTGATAACTCAAGCTAAAGCGGGACATAGAGTTGACAAAACATGGTGGATGTCAAAGTTCATTGGTGTTATGTTTGTTTATACGATTATTAAAGAAAAGAAAGCTGATGATGTATGTAAATACATATATGAATATGCTTCATCAGCAACCAAAAACAGTAGCATTTTCATAAAGTATAGTTAATATGAAATTCAAAGAATTTTTAACAGAAGCAAAAGAAGGCAAGAACGTTCATCTTGAACATATTGAAGATGAGGTATTGAACCGTGGTGTTAGTGGTGCTCGTGATGCCATTAATTTTCTCCGTTCACTCAGAGATATGTTAGCTGGCAATTCAGATTCCAACGTGAATCTCACCACAAAGTGGGATGGAGCTCCTGCTATTTTTGCTGGTATTAATCCGGAGAATGGTAAGTTCTTCGTAGGCACCAAATCTGTATTCAATGCTAACGCTAAATTGAATTACACAGAAGAGGATATTGATAACAACCACCCAAATCCTGGCCTTAATGATAAACTAAAAGTTGCATTAAGATATTTACCTAAGTTAGGTATCAAAGGAGTTTTACAAGGTGACATGATGTTCACTAAGGGTGACATACAAAAACAGGTGATTGATGGAACTTCTTACATTACTTTTCAACCTAATACTATCGTTTATGCAGTACCTTCTGGCAGTAAATTGGCTAGTGCCATGCTTGCTGCACAACTTGGGGTTGTTTTCCATACTTCATACACCGGCAAAAAGTTAGCTGACATGAAGGCATCATTCAACATTGATATCAATCATTTGACCAACACCAAAGATGTTTGGTTCCGTGATGCATACTTTGTTGATGCTTCTGGTACTGCCACGTTTACTGAACAGGAAACTAAACAGATTACTGGTATTTTAGCTGATGCTGGTAGATTATTTCAAACAATCAACCCTATGACTTTGAATAGAATCGCAGCTTCTGATGTTATATTGACCTACATTAAGACATTCAATAACACCAAAGTTCGTGCTGGTGAAGCCATCAAAGATACCAAGTTACACACAGTTCAATTGATTAAATGGATTGAAGATAAATTAAACAAAGAAATTCTTGCTGCTAAGATGGAAAAAACTAAGCAGAAGAAACAACAAGAGAAGAATGAATTGATGAGATTCTTCCGTCAAAATGCAGGCGAATTGAGGAAGATATTTGATTTGCAGAATGACATTGTTGATTCAAAGAACATGATTATTAGTAAGTTGCAACAACTACGTCAGGTTACAGGTTCATTCCTAAAGACTGATGATGGTTTTAAGGTTACAAATCCTGAAGGTTTTGTGGCTGTAGATAAATTAAAAGGTAATGCAGTTAAATTAGTAGACAGATTGGAATTCAGTCTTGCTAACTTTACTGCACAAAAGAATTGGGACAAATAATGGCTGAAATTAAATACGACCTAAATGCAATTATTGCCGAATATGGTGATGATGATTTTGGATTCTCTGCTGTTGATGAAGATGAGTTCAATGCCGTTATTGCAGAGAAAGAAGAAACTGCTGAAGAATATAAACAAAGACTACAACAAGTAGAAAAGATTATTCTTCCATTCTTAACTAAACTGTTACAGACTGCCGACCAACCAATCATTAAATGGCCAAATCGCAAGCCTGTATTGGAAGCACAGATTCAAAAGATATTAAATTTAACGAGGGGTTAATGAAAGCTGGTAAACTTGTAAAATTAATTAAAGAATCTAAGAATATCAAACCTGATATTTTACCTAAATCTGGTGCTGGTGCATGGGGCACCGATGAACTAGTAAAGACATATATGAAAGATACACCAGGTCAGGTAATGAAGTTTAAGGATTTTAAGAAGCGAACTAAATAATGTAATAACTGAGGATATATTATGAAAGATTTGATTATTGGCTGTTCCACCAATTACAATTGGGACAAAATCAAATATTGGGTTAACTCAATCAATAAATCAGGATTTGAAGGTGATAAAGTCCTGATTTTCATGTCTGTTGACAAAGACACACTTCAAAAAGTA